CTCTGCGAAATCAGTGGGCAAAAGAAGTAAAGAAAGTCTATGGTTTTGAACCAGGCATCATAGGCAGTGGTAGATTTGAAATTGACGCTCCTATCGTGATTGGGAATACTCAGACTTTATACCGAAATGTAGACAAGATTCGCAAAGAGTTTGGGACTGTTATACTAGATGAGATGCATCATGTTAGTAGTCCGACCTTTAGTAAAATTTTAGATACAAATTACTGTAGATATAAGATAGGTCTATCGGGTACTATAGAAAGAAAGGATGGAAAACACGTTGTATTCAGAGATTACTTTGGTAATACTCTTTTCAAGCCACCTAAAGAAAACTATATGACCCCTACAGTACACATTGTACCGTCAGAAATACGATTCATGGATGGAGCTAGAATCCCCTGGGCTAACAGAGTCACAAAGCTAGCAAATGATGAAGAGTATAGACATACAATAGCCCTCCTAGCGGCAGCCTACGCTGCAAAAGGGCACAAAGTCTTAGTAGTAAGTGATAGAGTAAGCTTTCTAAAGGCTTGTTCTGAGCTTACTGGGGACAAATCAATCTGCGTCACTGGAGAGGTATCACACGAAGACAGGGAGACACTTGTGGATGAAATACTCTATGGAGATGCGAATGTTCTTTACGGAACGCAAGCAATTTTCTCCGAAGGTATATCAGTAGACACACTTAGCTGTCTTATACTGGCAACGCCCGTAAATAATGAACCACTACTGACACAGCTTTGTGGACGAGTGATTCGGAAAAAGGAAGGTAAAATCGACCCTGTTATTATAGATATACACCTGAAAGGAAATACGGCTCGAAAACAAGCCTCCAATCGTGTCGGGTTCTATATGAAGCAGGGTTGGAATATGAAACACCTTTAAAAAATAATTCTTGACAAAATGGTAAAAAGGAAGTATAATAGTGCTCTTATTTGATTGGAAGAAGGTTTTTGATACGGCGCAAGGAAATATTGCTGCTTGTAACATGATAATGGATATGCTCGTAAAGAGTCAGGTTCCGCGTAACAAGTATGACCCTATCTATAAATATTCTTATAAAGACTTCGCAGGCGATAGTTTTCTTCTTCATGGAGAAATGCTTCTTTACAATTCTTATAAGTACACACAAAAAGAACTTTGCATATATTACGCACTGGCTTCTCTTAGAAGTACAGCGGAGTATTTTGCAACACAAAAAACCACACTAGATACACTGCATTGTCCAGTGCCTCTAGAAACAATTAACGACAACAGGCTACTCATAATATCATCGAACGAAATAACGTTAATTTATGAAGAAGTCACACTGGAGACTATACACTAATGGCATTATCATTCAATAAGCAAACGGGCGGAGCCCAAAAATCCTCAATCTCATCTTTTCAATACAAAGACGGTGACAACAAGATGCGCGTAGTTGGCGACATTCTTGCACGTTATGTCTACTGGATTCAAGGTGAGAACGGTAAAAACATTCCCATGGAGTGTCTATCTTTTGATAGAAACTCTGAGCGATTCAATAATCAAGAAAAAGACTGGGTTCGCGAGTACTATCCCGACCTAAAATGTGGCTGGAGCTACGCTACTCAGTGCATCGACAACGGTGAAGTAAAAGTAGTAAATCTCAAGAAAAAACTGTGGGAGCAAATCATTACTGCCGCCGAAGACCTGGGAGATCCTACTAACCCCGATACTGGTTGGGACATTTGTTTCAAGCGAGTAAAAACAGGGCCTCTTCCCTACAACGTAGAGTATCAGTTGCAAGCACTGAAGTGTAAGCCTCGTGCTCTAACCGATGAAGAGCGTGAAGCTATTGCAGATCTAAAATCTATGGATGATGTGATGCCTCGCCCTACTGCTGATGCTCAGAAAGAGTTGCTCGATCGAGTTCGTAACCACGGTGACGAGACTGATGACGAAGCTCTTGACGCCGAGTTTAATGTAGGATGATTCTTTTCACAGCAGACTGGCACATAAAACTGGGACAGAAAAATGTCCCAGTTAATTGGGCTTTAGTTCGCTATCAAGAGTTCTTTGACCAGATCTATGAGTTAGAGAAAGATTGTAATATGCACATAATCGGTGGCGATCTCTTTGATCGCCTACCGAACATGGAAGAGTTGGAGCTTTACTTTTCTTTTATTCGAAGAGTAAAGATTCCAACCATTATCTATGACGGAAACCATGAGGCTACAAAGAAACATAAGACTTTCTTTTCTCAGCTAAAACAAGTTTCCAGAGACATTAATCCACTGATTCATGTAGTAGATATATCATACATAGATTCAGACTTGGGTTATGGCATATTACCTTACGCTGATCTGCATAGAAAAGGTATCTTGGAACATTTTGATAAGACAAAGCCTCTGTTCACCCATGTCCGAGGAGAGATTCCGCCACACGTTAAACCAGAAATCGACCTAGACTTACTAGAAGATTTTCCTGTAGTATTCGCAGGCGACTTACATAGTCATAGTAATACACAAAGAAATATCGTATATCCAGGTAGTCCCATGACTACTTCTTTCCATAGAAGTAGAGTAAAAACAGGATACCTACTTATCAACGAACAGGACTGGACTTGGCTATGGGAAGAGTTTAGACTGCCACAACTGCTTCGTAAGACAGTTAGTAGTGAGGATGAAATGATTCCCTCTGAATACGACCACACTATTTACGAAGTAGAAGGGGATATGCAAGATCTAGCTGGAGTAAAGAACTCAGAACTGCTAGATAAAAAAGTAGTGAAAAGAAAGTCAGAAGCATCCCTTATTATGGATAAAGAAATGAGCGTGCAAGAAGAACTAGTAGAGTATCTGACTTATATACTAGAAATTAATCCTGATAAAATACCAGACATCATAGGAACATACAATGATTACACTACAAACATTGAAATGGGATAACTGCTTTAGTTATGGTTCTGGTAATGAGTTACAATTAGATGATAATACTGTTACACAAATCCTTGGTACTAACGGGATGGGGAAATCCTCTATCCCGTTAATCATTGAGGAAGCATTGTATAACAAAAACTCTAAAGGTATCAAAAAAGCAGACATTCCTAATCGTTATGTGAATGATGGTTATAGTATATCTTTATCTTTCACCAAAGATGAAGATACCTATCAAATCACTGTCAATCGCAAAACAAACATTAAAGTCAAACTCGAAAAGAACGGTACTGATATATCTAGCCATACGGCTACTAATACCTATAAGAGCCTTCAGGAGGTTCTAGGAGTTGACTTTAAAACGTTCTCGCAGCTAGTATATCAAAATACTAATGCGAGTTTACAGTTTCTAACTGCTACAGATGCAAATCGTAAAAAGTTTCTTATTGATCTTTTACACTTAGAAAAGTACGTTGAATTATTCGAAGTATTTAAAAGCGCGTCAAGAGAGGTATCAAATACGTCAAGTACCATATCTGGGAAACTTGCAACTGTTGAAAAATGGTTAGAAACAAATAAATTGGATGATACATCCATACTACCTATGCTGGATTTAGATATTGACACATCTGAAGATGAGAAACTTATGCGTTCTTTATCAGTAGAAATTGAAAATATTTCCGAAAAAAATAAAAAAATCCAACAAAATAATTTTTATAAACAGCAGCTCGACAAGATAGACATCGGTGCTATCTCTTCTAGTAGTGTTTCTTGGGAGTCTTACGATGATTTACAAGAAGAGCTGGGGTCTTTGCAAGCAGTCGCTACGGGTGCTCAACGGACTTTGGATAAATTAGAGAAAATTTCTGATGAATGCCCTACTTGTGGTCAATCTATTGATGTTTCTGCGGAGACAGCAATGATTGAAGTGGAGCGCGTAAAGCGTGATGAAGCCCACAACAAAGCTCTGAAAATTCGTCCTCAAATTCAAGAGATTAAAGCGAATAATGCAATCTTTGAACAAAATGAAAAAGACCAAAAGACTTGGGAAGACCTATACCGCTCCTACGACAAATCTCTGCGGACAGCTACGTTGGATAAAGGACAGCTTGAAAGCGAACTGGCCGATGTTCAAAGCAGACTTGAAGAAGCAAAAAAGCAAGTGGCAAAAATTGCAGCCGAGAACGAAAGACGAACAAAACTAAACACCCGTATACAAATTATACAGGAGCAAACAGACGAGTTTCTTGCTCAAGAATTAGAGTACAAAGATAACCTTGCAAAAAATCAAAAACTCGAAACAGAGTTAGATATTCTCAAAAAATCTTTTAGTACAAATGGGTTACTCGCGTACAAGATAGAAAATCTGGTTGGAGAGTTAGAAGAACTGGCTAATACATACTTGGCTGAACTCTCTGACGGACGATTTACTCTCGAATTTGTAGTGTCAAACGACAAATTAAATGTTCAGATTACCGATAATGGTAATATAGTTGACATTCTAGCCCTTTCCTCGGGTGAATTAGCAAGGGTAAACACTGCTACTCTGATAGCAATTCGTAAACTAATGAGTAGTATCTCGAAGTCTAAAATCAATATATTGTTCTTAGACGAAGTAATTAGTGTTCTGGACGATGTAGGGAAAGAACGATTAGTAGAAGTTCTACTTCGAGAAGATCTAAATACCTATTTGGTATCTCACGGTTGGTCACACCCGCTGTTAGAAAAGATCGAAGTAGTCAAGGATGGAAACATAAGCGGACTAGAATAGTATGAGCGCAGGTAGAAGAAGAATGTGGTGGATGCAACAAAACCATCGTGAAGCAATAGGCATAAAGCAAGACAAGAAAGAAGAGGATGAAGATGGTAGATTCGAGAGCGAAGGGCGCGAGAGGCGAGTACCTAGTAAGGGATATGCTGAGGGAAGCGACCGGACTGAAATTTGAGAGAGTGCCTGCCTCGGGCGCTCTTGAGTATCTGAAAGGGGACTTATATGTCCCTAATCAGAGAAATCATTATTGTATAGAGGTAAAAAACTATAAGGATTCTGCTCTTACTGATAAAATATTCACGCAACCCAAAACGAATAATCTTATCAGATGGTGGAAGAAAGTTGTAGTACAAGCAGCAGGGGGTGATCAAAAACCTATGCTATTTTTTAAATATGACCGATCCAAGGTATTTGTAGTAACAGAAAACAAACCAGAAAACACTATAGAGTATTTATACATTCGTTTTTTGAATTGTTATGTGCTACTTGCAGACGATTGGTTGAAAACAGAAAAGACGGAGTGGGTAGGTGGCTTTTAATTTTAACGAACGCAACCAAAACGGTGTACTCATAGTAGATGCACTAAACTTAGCTTTTCGGTGGAAGCATCAAGGCAGAACAGATTTTAGACATCAATATGTAGAAACAGTAAGATCTCTAGCAACATCTTACAATTGTGGTAAAGTTATTATTACTGCAGATTGGGGATCCTCTAGCTATAGAAAAGAGATTTTACCAGAA